TCCTAATTGGTTGGGAAAACATACCAGACGCTAACTACGGAGCTTAATAATGGCTGATAAATATGCTTTAAAATTAGCAGCATTGTTAGGCAAATCACCTAAACAAGGTGGTTTAATGTATGGGGATTACCCACATCCATTTAGAAATCCTAATGTTGAAGGTGGTGGTTTAAGAGCGTACATAAATAAAGATGGCTCTTATGGCGGTGAGATGATGCCAAAGGGTCAAGGATGGTTAGGCGAGCAAATGACTCCACAAGGTCAAACAATGACAGAATTGTCTGTAGGTAATGGACAAATGGACTTTCCATCATTAACTCCAAATCAACCACCAGAATTAGTGCGTCAAATAGTTAACACAGGAGAAGTTTCTCCTCAAGCATATAGAAATGCTTTAGATTGGGCTATGTCAAGAAAAGCCAAAGGATTAAGCCCATTTAGAGATGCAGAGGATAAATAATGGCTAGAGCTAAAAGAGCTGTATCACAGCCAGTATCATTGCCAGCACCAGTAGGCGGTTGGAACGCTAGAGATGCTTTACCTGCTATGGCCCATGGTGACGCTGTTATTCTTGAGAATTGGTTTCCAGCAACGACAGAGGTAGCATTAAGAAACGGTTACGCAAAACACGCTACAGGTATCACAGGGCAAGTAGAAACGCTCATGGCATACTCTGGGGCAGCCACAGACAAGTTATTTGCTATCGCTGGTGGCAGTGTATACGATGCAACATCTCAAGGCGCTGTAGGCGCTGCTGTATTAACTGGATTAACTAACTCACGATGGGGCTATTGCAACATAGCAACCGCTGGTGGCAACTTTCTATCCATGGCCAATGGTGTAGACGCACCTAGAAATTATAATGGCTCTACATGGTCTACTCCTGCTATTACAGGTGTTACGACTACTAAATTGCGTGACCCTATCCTGTACGCTGAAAGACAATTTTTTATTGAGGATAACAGCCTAAAGGTATGGTATCTACCAGTTGATTCTATTGCTGGGGCAGCCAATGTTGTAGATGTTGCGTCATTTATGACTAAAGGTGGCTTTATTGTAGCTCACGGTACATGGACTATTGATGCTGGTAATGGTGTTAATGACCACTATGTAATTATGACTAACAAAGGTCAAATCATCGTGTATCAAGGCATAGACCCTACATCAGCGACAACATGGTCTATGGTAGGTGTGTGGGATATTGGTGCGCCAGTAGGCCGTAGAAGTTTATACAAATACGCTGGCGATATGCTTATCATCTGCCAAGACGGTGTAGTGCCATTATCAGGCGCTTTACAGTCATCTAGGGTTCAACCTAGGGTAGCAATCACAGACAAGATTCAATATGCTATTTCAGAGGCCGTAACTAGCTATGCCAACAACTTTGGCTGGCAATTAATGTATGTGCCTACTATCAACCAATTATGGCTGAATGTGCCTATACAAGAAAGCCAAAATCAACAACAATACGCTATGAACACTATTACAGGCTCATGGTGTAATTACACTGGCTGGAACGCTAATTGCTTAGAGATGTTTAATGACGAGCCTTACTTTGGTGGCAATGGTTATGTAGCTCATGCTTGGTATGGTTCAGCCGATGATGGAAATAACATTACAGCACTAGGTCTACAAGCCTTTAATAACTTTAACGGTGCTGGTCGTTTAAAACGCTTTACAATGAGCCGTCCTATATTCAGGACTGATGGCGCTCCAGCTATCTATGCTGGTATTAACATTGACTTTAATACAGATGCACCAACTGCTTCATTAAACTTTACGCCATCTACTTATTCCGAATGGGATTCTGCTTTATGGGATGCTGGCACTTGGGGTGGTGCATTGTCTATACTGCAAAACTGGCAAGGTTTAAATGGTGTTGGCTATTATGGCGCACCTATAGTTAAGACTGCTGCTTCTGGCATACAAGTTAGATGGGTAGCCACTGACATTGTTATAGAGGGTGGTGCAATCCTGTAATGTTAGTTCAAGGCGAATATGTCGCTCGTTGGGTGATGGAAAAGGTAGGATCTTATACAGAAGGCATGACAGCCCTAGGTTGGGAGATAGACGGTGTTATTGTGGCTGGCACAGCCTTTGAAAATTGGAACGGCAACAATATGTTTGGCCATCAAAGGATAGATTCACCACCAACTAAAGGCTATTGGCTAACAGTAGTTGATTACATATTTAATCAAGTAAAGGTTAAACGCTTTACTGCTACTGTAGAAGCTGACAACCACAAAGCAATAAGCCTTAATCATAAGATAGGGTTTGTAATAGAAACAACTTTAAAAGACGCAGGTCGTAACGGTGATTTACTTATAATGACCCTATGGCCTGAAAACTGCAAAATGTTAAATTGGAGTAAAAAAAATGCTAGGTAAATTTGTGCAATTAAGATTGCAAGGTGTTCGTGACCCATTTATATCAATGGCTAACGGTAAAGCTAAAGCACCACCAGCGCCTGACTATACTGCTGCGGCTAAGGAAACTGCTGCTGGAAACTTAGAAGCTGCTAGAGCTACTGCTGCTGCTAACCGTACAAATCAAGTAACTCCATACGGCAGCTTAACTTACACAGCTAATCCTGGCACTGATCCATACGGCAATACTTTGTATACAGCCACACAAACATTATCTCCAGAACAACAAGCAATCTATCAGCAAGAAAGCCAACTTAACGAAGGCTTAATGTCTACAGCTAACAAAGGCTTAAACTACGCTAACGAAATGTTAAGTCAGCCTGGTGTAGATATGTCTAAATTGCCATCTTACGGCATTAATCCTGGCGAAACATACTCTGACGCTATTATGCGTAGATTAGCTCCACAAATTGCTCAAGAGAGCGAGATGTCTGATGCTCAACTAGCTAACCAAGGTATTGCTCAAGGCACACAAGCTTATGAGAACGCTAAACGACAATTAGCTATGAGTCAAAATGATCGTCAACTTGCCGCTATTACAGGTGGCATGAATGTAGGTTTAGGTGCTAATCAACAAGCCTTTCAACAACAAGCTTATAATCAAATGCAACCTATCAATGTTATTAACGCATTGCGTACAGGTTCACAAGTGCAAAATCCAAGCTTTGCTGCTACACCTCAACAAGCCAATACTGGCGGTGCTGATATATTAGGTGCTACACAAGCAGGTTATAACGCTCAACTAGCCGCTACAAACGCTGCTAATGCGTCTAGAGGCGGATTTATGAGTGGGTTAATGGGTTTAGGCGGTGCTGCTTTAATGTCACCAACAGGAACATTCGGATAAGGATTTAATATGAATTTTGCAAAATACTTACCATCAGCATTGCAAGGCTTAGTGCCTAGTCAATCAAGTGGTACGCCTAATCAAATGCCACAAGATGACACAATGATGGAGCTTGAACTAAAGCGCAGAATGAAATTTGCTGATGCTTTGCGTGGTCAAGAAGCGCCTCAAGGTCAAATGGTATCAGGGATATATGTAGCTCCATCAATAACACAACAACTTGCTGGATTAGCTAATAAATATATTGCTGGGAAAAATGAAGAAAATGCTATTAAACAATATGGTGATTATCAAGCTTCTGAAAAAACCAAAATGGCTGATGCTTTAAAAACATTTGGTCAAGCATTTGAGCCTACTACACAAACTCAAACTACTTACGCTCCAGGTGTTGGTAAAGAATTAGCTATTGGCGATACAGTTCAAACTGCGCCTAATTATAGCCCTACAAGCAACGCTAGTGAGATGGTTGCACCTACATCACCATTTGGCACACAAAGCATGACAGGAAACGCTGTAACATCTGTTCCTACTACGACAACATCAACAGTTCAACCTACTGCTGGTAGTATTAATCAAGCGTTTACCAATTATGCTGCTGCTACTAAGAATCCTAAGTTAGCTGAACAATTAATGATGAATAGATTTGAAGCTTATCAAAAACGCAATGAGCCATTTAAACTTGCTGGCGATGAAACTTTATACGGTTATGATGCTACTGGCAAACAAGTTGTATTGGCAACTAATCCTAAAGAAAGAAAAGCTCCAGAACGCTGGTCAGAGCCTTATATGCTTAACGGTCAAGCTGTCATTAAAAACATGGATACAGGAAAAATTGATCAAGTAGTTAGTCAGCCAGCACAAACTAACAATGTTGTAAATATGCCTAAAATTGAAACTAGCGCTCGTATTAACGCTAACGAAGACTTTACTAAAAATGTGTATCGTCCAGTTCAAGATGCTGCTCGTAATAACGCTATTGTTGTTTCTCGTTTAGATGCTTTAGAAAGCTTGCCTATTAACGAAAAAACAGGTTGGGGAACTGAAGCTAAAGCTAAAGCCGCTGAAGTGTTAGTTGGTTTGGGTTATAGCGGTGAAGATGCAAAATCATTGGCGTCTAATTCGCAAACATTTAGGTCTATACAAGCTCGGCAAGTTAATGATGAGCTTAATGCAGCTAAAGGCCCGCAAACAGAAGGTGATGCACAAAGAGCCAAAACAACTTACGCTAGTCTTGGTAATACTCCACAAGCTAACCAATACATTAATGATTTGCAAAAAGCAATTATTAAACGCAAAAATGCTGAAGCTAAATACTATCGTGATAATTATGATAAGGCTCTTGGTCAAGGCGATTTGTCTAGGTTGGAAAGAGATTGGATGTCTAGTCCAGATGCCTCACGCTCTATATTTGATTATCCTGAAATGAAAAAATGGTCAAATGTTAAAGTTGCGCCTGAAAAATCAACAGCAGGAAAACCAGCTTCAAGGAGTAATTGGTAATGTCTAGAAATCCTACCGTTACATTTCAAGATGGCACAACTCATACCTATAATAATGTGCCAGATTCGGTTACACCAGATGCTGTCCAAGATAGAGCTGAGAAAGAATTTGGCAAGGCAGTAGTTCACTTAGATGGTGGAAGAATGTTTGGTGCGCCATCAATGGAGAATCTAAAATCAAATTTAGGTAATTTGGGTGCTGGTGCATTGCGTGGGGCTGGGTCTATTGGGTCTACATTAATGACGCCATATGATTTATTAGTGGGAAATACTGAATCTATTGGTAACCCAGAACGCAGAAAAGCCATTGACGAAGGTTTAAAGTCAATGGGTGCTAATCCAGAAAGCGGTATGTATAAAACTGGAAAAATAGCCGCAGAAATTGCAGGAACATTGCCTGTTGGTGGAGTTATTGGGCAAGGGGCAAAGGCACTTGGGTATGGCAAAATTGGCCAAGCTATTGGTAGTGCTGGATTTGATGTTGGCCCAGCAGCTGCTACAATTGGAGGTAAATTAGGCAATGCACTATTGCGTGTTGGGGGTGGAGCTGTAACTGGCGGTGCGGCAGCTGGTTTAATTAATCCAAAAGATGCTTCTGCTGGCTCAGCTATTGGTGCTGGATTTGGTGCTTTATCTCCAGTAATTGGCAAAATTGCAAACCCAATAATTAACAAATTATCTAAAACACCGTCATCTCAAATTACTGCCAATTCAATACAAGCTACTGATAGTGCATTATCAAAAGTTGCAGATGATTTAGGTATAGCTGTTGATGACATTCCCGCATCTACACAAAACTATTTAAAAGAAGAAATATTTAAAGCTTTAAAATCAAATAAATCTATTGATGCAGCAACTTTATTGCGTAATCAAGATTTTCAAGCATTAGGCATTAAACCACTTCAAGGTCAAATTACTAGAGACCCTACTCAATTTGCAATGGAGCGAAACATCCGTGGCGTTGCACCTCAAATTCAACAAGTATTGACAGAGCAAAATGCAGCATTGCAAAACATAATAGGCAAACCATCGCAAGGCGCATTAGAGAAATTTAATGCAGGTGAAGATATTATCGGTACTTTGAAAGCGCAAGATGAACAAGCAAGGGCTGGTGTATCTGCATTGTATAAACAAGCAAGAGCATCAGCAGGTAAAGATTTAGAAATACCAATAACTGGGTTAGCTGATGACTACATGAGGACATTAGATAACTTTGGCGATAAAGTGCCAAGCGGTGTAAGAAATCAATTTAAGAAATTTGGACTTGAAGGCTCAAATCAAACTAAATTATTTACTATTGAAGAATCTGACAAATTATTAAAAGTTATTAATGACCATGTTGGCTCTGATATGGCTACAAACAAAGCATTAGGTGAGCTAAGAAATGCAGTTAAGCAATCTATATTAAATATTGATGCTAGTGGTGGTGTTTATGCTCCAGCGGTTAAAGCAGCGCAAAAAAGATTTACTCAGTTAGATGCAAACCCAGCATTAAAAGCTGTGGCTGAAGGCGGTGCGATTCCAGATGATTTTGTAAACAAATACTTAATTAGAGGCAAGACTAATGATGTTAAAGCATTAGCTGAAGCATTAAAGCAATCTCCTGATAATTTTAATCAAGCTAAACTGCAAATAGCTAATGACATTAAACAAGCTGCATTTGGTGAAAATATAACTAGAGATTCTGCATTACGCCCAGAAGCGCTTGCTAAAAAGCTTCGTGAATTAGGCACTGAAAAATTGTCCGCCTTTTTCTCTCCAGATGAATTAGCTCGTTATCAAACTGCAATGCGTGTTGCATCTTACATTGAAAAACATCCTAACGCTGCGCCAGTTAATACATCTAATACATTAGTTGCACAATTAATGACCAATCCAATGGTTCAATTGGCTGGCAAAACTGTTGGAGCAACAGTTGAAGCATTACCTGGTGGCGGCATTGTAACTGGGATGGCGAAGGCTGGTACTGGTGCAGTAAAAAACGCAATGGCTGCTTCTCAAGCAATGAATACCAAAATACCAACGCAAAATCTTGGTCTCAACGAACAACAGCGAAGGCTTTTGGCTAAAGCTCTTGGTAGGACTGGAAGCGCCACTTCTGTGACACTCGTAAATGAATGAAACGAGAAGACAAAGTAAAATAAATGCAATAAAATTCATAATGTTATTATGCAGTAATTATCAAATTAGAATCAAGGGGAACAACAATGGCTCGTAACGGTTCAGGCACATACAACCTGCCAGCAGGAAACCCTGTCACCACAGGGACTACAATCTCGTCAACATGGGCTAACAGCACCTTGTCTGATATGGCTACAGCACTTACAGGATCAATAGCGGCTGACGGTCAAACTACAGCATCTGGCAACTTGCCAATGGGTGGCTTTATTCATACCAATGTAGGCAATGCTACTGTTAGGGCAAATTACGCTTCTGCGGCTCAAGTGCAAGATGGTGTAATAACTTACCTTACTAGCGTATCAGGAACAGACACTATAACAGCCGTAGGCGCTGTGGGTATGACTGCCTATGTTACTGGTCAGAAGTTTACATTTATTGCGGCTGGTGCTAACACAGGCGCTGCTACAATCAACATAAACAGCATTGGCGCTAAGGCAATTACTAAAAACGGTGCTACAGCGTTAAGTGCTGGTGACCTTGCGTCAGGTGCAGCTATTGATGTAGTTTACGATGGCACACAATTTCAATTAGTTAGCCCTATTGTTTGGTCAAGCACTCCAGCTTTTCCTAGTGGCACAAAAATGTCATTTAACCAAACTGCTGCGCCTACTGGTTGGACTAAAGACACAACTGCTGCAATCAATAATTCTATTTTAAGGCTTGTTACAGGCTCTGTTTCAAGTGGTGGTTCTGTAGCGTTTAGCACATGGAACTCAAGTGGTACAACTGGCGCTTATACTTTAGCGACAACTGATATTCCAAGCCACACTCACTCTATAACTGCAAAAAACCCTGGAACAAGCCCTTATACTGGAATATCTGCTGGTGGAGACCCTACCGCTGGAACTTACTCTACATCTTCTGCTGGTGGAGGTGGTTCACATAGCCATAGTTTATCAAATGATATAAAATACTATGACTTCATAATAGCGAGTAAAGACTAATGGCTAAAGATACTAAAATTATTTGTCCAATGATGGGTGGTGAGCCTTGCGTAGAGGATGGTTCAATACGCAATGGCGAGTTAGTTGCTTGTCGCTTTTGGGTTACAGTTCAAGGTAGCAATCCACAAACTGGCGAAACAATGAATCACAAAGATTGTTCATTTGCTTGGATGCCAGTATTAATGATAGAAAATAGTCAACAACAAAGACAAACTGGTGCAGCGGTTGAATCATTTAGAAATGAAATGGTTAAATCTAACGAAATAAATACACAAGTTTTAATAGCAAGAACGCAACAAAATTTTATTGAAGGATAGAAAATGAAACTAACGATTATTCCGTCAGATGGCGCAGTTTACGAAAATGAGGTTTGTTATTCTAACTTAACATGGGAAGGCACGCCTTCTGATGTTCATGCTTTGCAATGGCAAGATGTGGCAGGTTGGATTGAATATAACGACAGCAAACCTAATGAAGACATTACAGTATTGCCTGATTGGGCTGACAATGCTATGGCGGCATGGACAGTAGCAAATACTCCAGTTCCACCTTCACCTCCAACAGCAGAACAAAACAAAGCTACAGCAGTAAGCTTATTACAAGCTACAGATTGGACGCAGATTCCAAGTGTTAGCGACCCTTCACTTAGCAATCCTTACCTAGCCAATAAACTGGCTTTTGACCAATACCGTAATGATGTGCGTCAATACGCAGTTTATCCAGTAGCTGGTGATATTACATGGCCAACAGAGCCAGCAGAGAGCTGGGTAAAGGTATAACATGGAAACCCAAAACTTAATTAACATTGTAGGCGGTACAGTTCTTTCTGTTTTGGGTTGGTTTGCTCGTCAGTTGTGGGACGCTGTTCAAGACCTTAAGCGTGATGTTAAAGCCATTGAGGTTGACCTGCCTACATTCTATGTCCGTAAAGAAGACTTAGAGGCTAGACTAGACCGCCTAGAAGCTGTTCTTAACCGTATATTTGAGAAGCTTGACCACAAAGCTGACAAATGAATCAACAACAAAAATTAGAGGCATTATTTGACAAGTTAGTAGGTCAAAGAATAGAAGAAGTTGGTATTGACAACGATGAGTTTGTAATGTATACAGAGGATGGCACTTGCGTAGTGCTTTTCTCTGATGAGGACTTACAACTATATTATGAGCTTCCTGACAAAACCCACTAAGACACACTTCGTGTTGCCTGATGTCCAGGCTAAAGATGGGAATGACTTTACATTCCTAACCTGCATAGGTAAATACCTTGTAGACAAAAAGCCTGATGTAATTATATGTATAGGGGACTTCGCTGATATGGAGTCCCTTTCTTCTTATGATGTGGGTAAAAAGTCATTTGAAGGTCGTAGCTACCAAAAAGATATTTGGGCTGCTAGAGAGGCTATGGATGCCCTTCTACAGCCTATATATGACTACAACAATCAAGCCAAAAGTTTTAAGCAAAAGCAATACAAACCTAGGATGGTTTTAACCCTAGGCAACCATGAAGACCGTATTAATCGTGCTATTAACGAGGATAGGAAGCTAGACGGCCTTATCTCCATTGATGACTTGCCTTACCAAGACTGGGAAGTTATCCCATTCTTACAGGTTATCGTCATTGACGGTATAGCTTACGCTCACTACTTTACCTCAGGTGCTATGGGCAGACCTATTGGCTCTAGTGCAGCACTACTATCTAAAAAGCACATGAGTTGCTTTGCTGGTCACCAACAAGGCAGACAAATCTCTTACGCTATGAAAGCTAACGGCCAAGAGATGACAGCTATTATCTGTGGGTCATGTTACGAGCATAGTGAGGCTTACTTAGGCGCTCAAGGTAACAATCACTTTCGTGGGTGCTATATGCTATACGATGTAGAGGATGGCCGTTTTGACGAATTGCCATTGACGCTCAAATACCTCAAGAATAAGTATGCCTAGCCCTTCGTGGGCTTTTTTTATGATACTACACCAAATGCGCTCATTGCACGGCAAGCTACTTATAAGCGGTAGAAGTCGTATTGTCAGGCGTGTAGATAGGACAGCTCGTAAAATTGCCCGTCTATACAAACTACGAGGGAAGTTACGGCTATGAAACAAATTAAACTCTGCGAGTGTTGCGGAGAGCCATACGAGGTAGACGATGCTGACATAGATTTTCATGTTTGCCATGAGTGTAATGTTTTTGACCCAGATTTAATTGGAATTATTGATATTGAGGATGAGATATAATGGCTGACCCATTAGATTTTTTTAAAAGAACAAGGGATTTATACCCTGGTGAAGACCAGTATTTTAAATCTAATCCACAAGTAGGTGGCATGGCTACTGAAGACCAGTATGTAGTTTTAAATCCATACTCAAAATTATCCCCACAAGAAAAATCTGCTGTTCATGTTAATGAGGCTGCTCGTTTATACATGAATAAAAATGGTGTGCCAAATGTAAATTTAACTAGAGAACAAGAGCAAAATCTTTCTGGACTTGGTGCATACGCTAATGCTGACCCACAGTATAGAAAAGCCACTATGATGGCTAGAATACTGTCTGGAGATAAAACTGGAGGAATTCCTACAATGGAGCAATCTGAAGCTTTAAAACCAATGTTATTTTTAAAGGATTTAATGAAATGATAGGTGAATTTATAGCAACATTGTTTTTAGCTCGTGATGTAGCACACAGAGAACATCTACGCACTAAAAGTTATTCTCAACACAAAGCATTAGGCCACTTCTATGAGGACATAGCAGGGTTGGCTGACAAGCTAACAGAGGCTTATCAAGGCCGTCATGGCATTATTAAAGAGATACCCATACTGACTGAAGAAGAAAAGTATAAAGAGCCTATCTACTGCATAGCTGAAAAACTAGCTTATGTTGAGAAAAACCGTTACAAGTGCATACCTAAAGATGACTCTGCGTTACAGAACATTGTGGACGAAATAATAGGTGAATTCTTGAGCCTAATTTACAAGCTGGAAAACCTTAAATGAAGTTGAGCGAGCATTTTACGCTTGAGGAGCTAACCTTCTCACAAACAGCAGTTCGTAGTGGCATTAACAACAACCCATCCCAAGCAGTTAGAAACAACCTAAAAACACTAGCTGACAACCTTGAGAAAATACGCACATTCTTAGGCCATCCATTACGGATTAGCTCTGCCTTTCGTTGCATGGAGCTTAATCGCAAGATAGGCGGTTCTGTCAACTCCGCTCACATGGACGGTCTAGCTGCTGACTTTACTTGCGCTGGGTTTGGAAAGCCTATTGATGTAGTAAAAGCTTTATTTAAGTCTGGCATTAAGGTTGACCAAGTTATTGAAGAAGGCGCTTGGATTCATGTATCGTTTGACCCTAAAATGCGTCAGCAATTCTTAACAGCAACTTTTATAAACGGCAAACCATCTTACAAACCTTTTAAGGAGTAGTTATGAAAGCATTTTTATTAGCCCGTGGTAAAGAATCATCTACATGGAGGGGTCTAGTAGCCCTTTTAACAGCCGTAGGCTTAACTTTATCACCAGAGCAAGGTGAAGCTATTGTCGCACTCGGTTTAAGCGTTATAGGCGCTTTAGGCGTATTTACAGCAGACAAATGAAATACCTGTTAGCAATAATAGATAGGCTGCTTGCTCTATACCAAGAGTGGGCAGCTAAAAAGGAGCAGAAAGATGTGCAACAAGAGAGTGAGCAAATTGAGGCAGCTCCTGCTGATTGGTTTGAGCAGCACTTTGATAGCTTGCACGACTACCATGCCAAAGCCGTATCCCCTCAAACCGATCCTCAACATCCAAAAGGTTGATGGCGGTATGTGTCTAAGCAAAGAGGACACAGCAAAGCTTGGTAAATATATACTTGAATTGGAAAGACGCTAATTAGTGCTTTTCACTAGCTTGCATTAATAGTTTCACCGATGTGTAAAAAACCTAATTCTGATACTATAAAATACGCTCAATAAAGAGCTAACTAATTAGGAGATTTACCATGGCTTGGACTAAACCAGTAGCACACGAAATGAGATTTGGATTTGAAGTAACCCTCTATGTTATGAACAAGTAATATAAGATAGTCGCGACTTTTATTCAAAGTTATGCAATAAAGTCGGGAAAAGTAATATAGGCGGTTAAGCCGACATTAGAGGATGTAGTAAGTAACGAGTTTTTCGGCTTTCTGCGTTACATGTAACAACTACCAAATCTACGCCTTACTTGTTTTATAAGCAATAAACAATCCACAAGCTAGACCCAGCCCAAAAGCTGTTGAATAGCACAGCACATACTCAATTATCGTTTGTAACATCGTATACCGTCCGTAAGATTAATTCACAATAGTGGATAGCTTTTCTTACATCGTCAGCACCATTCTTAGCATGATGCCTAGATATATACTTAACCACATTACCCTCAAGAAAAGTTAGGTTATTAGCCACTATAAACTCTACTGGCTGTATAGCCATACTAGCGTAGTGATTGCCACCCACCTGTTTCATTAAAGCGTCCACTTGATCCATAGACTCTTCCCATGCTTGCTCTGACATACCATCACTCATAATGTTCTCCTGTAGGGCCGTTAGCCCCAACTATGTCCATGCGTTTCTCGTCCTCTTCAGTCCACCAGGCTGGGTCTTTCTTTAAAGCCTCTGTTAGCACAGCAATAAAGCCTCGCTCAATCAGCCATCGTTTAGCATCGTCATCCATGTCTATTTCACAGATAGCACTGCCATCATCGTTTTCTTTTATGTGTTTTACATTAATAATCATTTGTTTCTAGCCTCCCTAGCATCTCGTTCAGATTCTTGTTGAAACCGTAAATATACATTCTCAATCAACTGGCCCAAGTTACTGCTTGTCGTGTTTGGCAAACTTAACACTATCCTGCGGACAGATTCCCCAAAGCTATCAACATTCCTATCATCAAGTTTGTCCATTAGGTTTGCTCCTGCACCGTGTAATAACTTAACAAAACTTTGCAAGCTTTAATGTTTGCTTTATACGCAGCCTTGTCATCTTTATGAATAAAAGTTTCAAGATACATTTCGTTTTCTGTCAATTCAGCTTTAAGCAAAGTAACAAACAAAGCCTCCCTAATATCTAGCAGTACATTGTCGTTATCCTCAAAATCCATTTGTATTTTCATACCTATCTCATTTTGATGTGTTTAACGAAGTTTTCAGGGTGCAGACGATACTTACTATCAATTCTAATTTTTAACAGCTCTACGGCCTCTCTACGAGCCTCTACGAGGTGTTCTGGAGGTGGTGAAAGTAGCCTTAAATCATTAATCATGCCTACAGATGGATAATACGGTAAGATATTTAACATATTGCCTCCTAGAAGGGCTTTCGCCCTTTTCTTAAAATGGAATGTCACTTTCAATGTCTTCAGGTTTGTTAGCTTGAACTGGCTCGCTAACATAAGGCTCACTAAATGAAAAGCTAAAGAACTTGCCTGACTTGCCTTCTTTTAACCAGGCTGACATACGCATCTCTTTCCCGTTGACCATGCAATTACCAGTGTAATCAGGGTGATTATCTTTTTCTTTGCGGTTGTTTTTAAAAAGACTGCCGCTGTTATCTCGTTGCTCGTATTGTGCCATGTTAGTTCCCTTTTTGATATTTTTTAAATGATGACCGTGTCTTGCTATCTAATAAGCCCCACAAGAATAACTTTTGGTCATTGTCTAGTGAGTCCCATGTTACTTTAGCCTCTTGAGGATTGCCGTCAGCTACAAATGCCATAAAGCCATCTGCCAAGCTGTGCAGTATATCTTTTTCCTCATCGTTAAACTCTGGTTGCTTTAGCTCAAGTTCAGGCTTTTTTGCTGGTGTGCCTGTGTCCGTTCCTGTAACAGCGTCTAAGACATCATGCTCCACAATTTCCATAGCTGTTACCCACAAGTATCTGCGCTGATATGTTTCCACAGCACCTACATTTTGCACCTCATGGCAACCTTTTAACGCTGCGCTACCCATAGGGCTAGTGATAAAGATTTGTGAGCCATCGTCTATGTCGGTAATGGTTAGTGTTGCTAGGTCTGTTGTAAAGCTAACTGTGCCACACAAACCTAAGCTCCAAAAGATTGTGTTGATTGTAGGTAAGAAGTCACCAAGTTCAAAGTATCTATAACCAGCAAACTTGTTATGACCAGACTTGTTAAGCTTG